CGTTGTCGGCACCGATAGCTGGGGCTCGGGCCCGGGCTGGGTAGCGCTGGGCGATGCGCAGCAGCTGCAGATCCAGCAGCGCGACAAGCTGCAGGCCATCCAGAAGATGCACAAGCCGCCGATGGTCGGCCCGCCCGAGCTGCGCAACGAGCCGGCGAGCCTGCTGCCCGGCGGCATCACCTACACCAGCGATCCCAGCGGCAAGGCCTTTCGCTCGGCGATCGACGTGCGCATCGACGTGAGCCATCTCGGCGCCGACATCGCCGAGACCCAACAGCGCATCAAGGACGCCTTCTACGCCAACCTGTTCCTGATGATGGCCGAGAGCGATCGCCGCGAGATCACCGCGCGCGAGATCGACGAACGGCACGAGGAAAAGATGCTGATGCTCGGCCCGGTGCTCGAGCGGCTGCACGACGAGCTGCTCGATCCGCTGGTCAAGCGCGTGTTCTCCGTCATGGGGCGCAATCGCATGATCCCGCCGCCGCCGCCCGGCGTCGACGTGGGCAACATACAGATCGAGTTCATTTCGATGCTGGCGCAGGCGCAGAAGGCGGTGGCGACCGGGGCGATCGAGCGCTTCTGGCAGTTCGGCATGCAGATCGCAGCGGCCAAGCCCGAGGCGATGGACCGCCTCGATGCCGACGGCACCATGGACGCCTACGCCGATATGACCGGCGTGCCGTCCAGCGTCACCGTTGATCTGCCGAAGGCGCTCAAGCTGCGTGCCGCGCGCGCCCAGGCACAGGCCCATCAGGCGGCGCTGGCCAATGCCGAGCGGCTCGCCAACACGGCCAAGAATGCCAGCCAGATCGATGTCGGCGGCGGCGTCAATGCCGTGCAGCTCGCGCTGGGGAGGAGCTGATGACCGACCGCGAACTGGCGAGAGAGCTCGCCCGCCAGATCCTCGCCGCGCCGGGCGATCTCGGCTGGCTCGTTCCGCTTGCGCGAGAGTTCCTGAGGATCGCCGAGCGTGAAGCCAAGGAAGGGAAGGGCGGCAAATGAGCGACCTCGTCGAAGCCGGTCCGCTCGGCAATCAGCAGAAGGAGCAGGTGATCGCTCGCGACGCCCGGACCAAGGCGCGCCAACGCGACGAAGCCTTCCGCTGGTTGATGGGTGATCGCAAGGGGCGGCTTCTGATGTGGGAGCTTCTGGACAAGACCGGCGTGTTCCGCGGCGGTCTGATCGACACCGCACGGCTCCTGTTCAACGAGGGGGCGCGCAATGTCGGGCTGAAATATCTGGCCGATATTCAGCGGCTCACGCCGCACCAGTTCGTGACGATGCAGGCCGAGGTGACCACCCGGCAGAAAAATCCCGATGGAGACAAAGATGACCGAGCCGACGCCGAGTCCTGAAGTCCCGACGCCTGCCCCGAACGTGGCCGAAGCCCTTGTGCCGGCCACGCCCACGCCCGCGGCGGAAAGCTCCTTGCTCCGCCCCGAGACGCCGGCGCGTCCGGCCTACAGCGACTTCAAGCTGCCTGAAGGCGCCACGGTCGACAGCGATTCGCTCAAGGCGGCCTCGACCTTGTTCGCCGACTCAGGCCTCAGCCAGGAGCAGGCACAAAAATTCATCGATCTCGCAGTGTCGCGCGAGAAAGCCCAGGCTGAGTCGGGCCTGCGCGCCTTCGTCGACCTGCAGAACAAATGGGTCTCGGAGATCAAGGCAGATCCCGACATCGGCGGTGAGAAGCTGCAGGCAACGATCGCCTCGGCCACCCGTGCGATCGATCGCCTTGCCATCCCGGGACTTCGCGAGGCGCTCGACATCACCGGCGCGGGCAACAACCCCGCCGTCGTGAAGGCCTTCGCCCGCATCGGCCAGATGATCGCCGAGGACAGGTTCCGGCCGGGCAATGGAGCCCCGCCGGTCGCTCCGCGGTCGCCGGCCGAAGTCATCTACGGCGCTCAACCCAAGGGCGGCGCCGAATAGGAAACCAAGAGGCCACCTCAGAAGGTGGCTAAGGAGTAGCGTAAATGGCAACCCTTTCGTCTTCGGCGCTGACCCTCGCAGAGTGGGCCACGCGTCTGGATCCCGGTGGCATTCCCGCCGCGGTCATCGAACTGCTCGGCCAGACCAACGAGATGCTGACCGACATGCTGTGGATGCAGTGCAACGACGGCGCCGGCCACAAGACCACGGTACGCACAGGTTTGCCGGTCGCCACCTGGCGCCTGCTGAACTACGGCGTGCAGAAGTCCAAGAGCAACACCGCCCAGGTGCGCGACGCCACCGGCATGCTCGAGTCCTACTCGGACATCGACAAGGCGCTGGCCGACCTCAACGGCAACACCGCCGAGTTCCGGCTCGGCGAGGACATGGCCTTCATCGAGGCGATGAACCAGGGCATGCAGCAGACCGTGCTCTACGGCAACACCACGTCGACTCCCGAGCGGTTTGTCGGCCTGGGTCCGCGCTTCAGCACGGTCAACACCGCCAACAGCCAGACCGCCAACAATGTCATCGACGCCGGCGGCTCCGGCTCGACCAACAGCTCGATCTGGCTGATCGGCTGGGGCCAGAACACAGTGCACGGCCTTTTCCCCAAGGGCAGCAAGGCCGGGCTGCAGGTGCGCGACCTCGGCGAGGTCCCGCTCTACGACGCCAACAACAACGTCTACCAGGGCTACCGCACGCACTTTAAGTGGGACTGCGGCCTCTCGGTGCGGGATTGGCGGTTCGTTGTGCGCGTCGCCAACATCAACGTCACGGCCGGCGCGGTCACCACGTCGAACCTGATCAACTTCCTGATCGCGGCGGTGAACAAGGTGCCGTTCATCAGTGCGGCGGGGAACTCGCCGCCGCCCGGTGCTGCCGGCGGCACCGCGACCAAGCCGGGCCAGGTCAACTTCTCCTTCTACTGCAATCGAACCGTCCGCACGGCTTTCGACACGCAGGCAATGGCGAAGACCAACAACTTTCTGACGATCGAGACCCGCGATTCGAAGCCCTACACGGCTTTCCGTGGCGTTCCGATCCGCATCTGCGACCAGATCACCAACACGGAGGCGAGGGTCGTCTGACCCGAGCCGAAACCCTCGGAGAAACATCATGCTCTTGGACAAACAGAACCAGTTCTCGGCCGACACCGGCGACAACCCGACTGCGTTGGGCAGCACGGTTTCGACCAACATCATCGATCTCGGCATCGCGCGCGACATTGGCGGCGCGGTGACCGACCAGCTGATGCTGCTCTGCCAGGTTGCGACCGCCTTCACGTCGGGCGGCTCGGCGACCCTGCAGGTGCAGTTCCAGACCGCGCCCGACAACGGCTCCGGCTTGCCGGGTTCGTGGTCGACGCTGGCGCAGTCCGATGCCATTCCGGTGGCGTCGCTCGTGCAGGGCTACAAGTTCCTGCCGGGCGAGGTGCCGGGCGGCACGCTGCGCTTCATCCGCCTCAACTATGTGATCGCCACCGCCGTCATGACGGGCGGCGTGCTGAAGGCCTCTCTGGTGCCGTCGCTCGATCTGCAGCCGGCCTACGCCCGCGCCTACGTGGCCTGAGGTGAACTAACCGTGGCGGAGGAGGGCGAACGTCCTCCTCCGATCCTTCCTTTGGCCGGAGTAGCGTATGGCCTCGATCAGCGACATTTGTAACGCCGCCATCTCCCATTGCGGCACGCGCAGCAAGATAGCGAGCCTCGACGAGGGCTCGGCAGAGGCGACCGCCTGTGCGACGCACTTCGCGCTGGCGCGCGATGGCCTGTTGCGGGCCTTCGATTGGAACTTCGCCCGCGTCACGGCGGGGCTGGGCGCGCTTCTCAATCCGCCGGCGCGCTGGGCCTACAAGTACGCAGTGCCGATCGATTGCCTGCGCGTGCGGCGACTGAACGACGCGCCGCTTCTGCTGCTGCCCGAGACATTCTGCGAGGTCGCGGCCGACAAGGACTCGACCGGCGCCTACATCAACGTGATCCTGACCAACGCCAGTCCGCTGAGCGTGATCTATACAGCGCGCGTGACGGACCCCGCGCGCTGGGACGCGGGCTTCACCGATGCGTTCACCTATGACCTCGCCATGCGGGTCTGCGTCGAGCTCACCGGCAAGGAGGATCGGCTGGTGCGGCTCGCGCAGATGCGCCAGGCCGCAATCCGTGATGCCGCGGCCGAAATGGCGAACGAGGGCTCCGGTCTCAACCGAACCTACCTGCCGGAGAGCCTCACCGCGCGCGGCTACGACGACGGCACGCTCGAAATCGGCCAGGCCTGCCAGGCGATCGGCCGATGACCACCAACCTGATTCAACCGTCATTCGCCGCCGGCGAGCTGTCGCCGTTCCTGTACGGCCGTGTCGATCTCGCCAAGTTCCATGTCGGCGCGCGCACGATGCTCAATTTCCTCGTCCATCCGCATGGCGGCGCCAGCAACCGGCCGGGTACCCGCTTCATCGGCGAGGTCGACGATTCGACCA